GTAAATATTTTACCATCATCTCAAAACTCACAAGTGACAACTACCACAACAACACAACAACAAGCGCCGGTAGGTTACCCAACAAATCTGTCTATTCAAACAAGTAGTGGAAATCTAAGTAAGTTTTATAAATTGATGGACAACTACATACAACAAAACAATCTTTATATTGGTAATGTTTTAAATGTCTTATTACCTGCAGTTAGAAAACAATTACCTAATGTTTTTGTTGGAGAGGATGGTGGACCAACTAGGGCTCCGCTAGAGGCTGGATTTACAGAACAAACAAGAGTCGAGCTTTGGGATACATTCAAGGCACTTAATGATTCATGGATCGCAGGATTTGATTTTGAAAGTAAAACATTATTTGAGGATGTTCTTTTAGTTGATAGGGCTAGTAGAAATGTGGGTGACAAAATTATTGTGGATATCTACGGTATTATTGATATGTTAGAAGATGGGGCGTCAGATAAAAATCAAGGAAGCACATCATACAAAAACACTCTACTCGATATGGTTACAACCATATTAGTTCAAAATAATTTCCAACACTTTATGCTACCGGCGTATGTTAATTTTTATAATGTGCAAGATGCCGCTAAAAACCCAACACCTAGACCTGACGGAACTTTAGAGGTTGGAAATATGATGTTCGGAACTTTTTTGAATGTTGATTATAGACAAAGTTCGCCAAAATTTCTTTGTTATTATGTTTCTAAACCAAGCGAACATTTAAATATGAACGACAATGTTGATTATCGTTATAGAGACGACGCATTCGATCTAAGAAGAGCAAGCGATAATCCATTAGTAGAAAGTCAAGTTAATAAAACAGATTGGGCAAAGTCTAATAAAGTGGTTGGTTTTAATGTGGATGTCACAAAACAAAATCAACAAATTTTTAAATCTTTTAATGTGTCACAAGATCCGGGAAAACCAACTTCAGAATCTTTGGAAATGTTAAATCAAATGGCGAATATTGATAGAAACAGAAGAAGCACAACACAATCGGTTTCATTATATAACTTATATAAAAATAGAAGTTATGGTTGTTCGGTTGATATGATGGGGTGCGCCTTAATACAACCGATGATGTATTTTAATATAAGAAATATCCCCATGTTCTCAGGACCATATATGATTACAAGTGTGGAACATACAATTACAGAAGGAGATTTCCAAACAACTTTTTCAGGAACAAGACAACCATTCTATAGTTTACCATCTGTTGATAATTTTTTACAGACTTTAAACATAGAAATATTAAGTAAATTACAATCTAAAATTGTTGAAAACGAAGAAAAAACTAAAGCCGATTCTACCAATGTAATATTCCAAGCGGCAAACATTATTTCAAACTTGGGAACCGAAGATACTTTAACTAAAAATCAAGATTGTGCAAATCAATTGAATAGTAGATATAACGGATTTACCGCTGTCGAAACTCCACAAGCAACTTCAGTATCAGCTAAAGATTTTGTAAGTTTAATAAGGGCAGTTTTAATTTCTAAAAATTATGACATAACTGGAGACACCGCAATCAGTATTGCGTCCATGACATTTACTTTTGCATTTGCTGACTCAGGAAATTCAAACGGATCTCAACTAAATGCTTTTGAAAACAATTACAGCACAATTAATTTACAGGAAGTATATGGTGATTCATTTTTTGAATTTATAAATAGAAAATATTTTTGTGTATCAAGAGGAAATGATAAAAATATTCCAATTGTAAGTTTTAGAACAATTAGAGATTTTGTTGAGTTTGTGGTAAATAGAGTGTCAGGTGTTGTCGTTCTTTTAAATGAAGATTTTAACACATTAATAAATGAAACTCCAAACGATCCTAAAATTGCGTATGTAAACGCACTTGCTAAAAGGTATGTTTTAAGTTTTCCTATTAACCAGAATCCTGATGTTTATACGAAAATCACCGAAGACGCAAATCAACTTAATAAATTAAGACAAGAAATTGGACAAGCTTATAATAAATTTGAGATTTTATGGAATACATGATATTTATAAATAAAAAACTATGAGCACAAAAATTTTATTAGACAATTACCTTGGAAAAAATACAAGGGTGTCTGAAAAAGACATGGGTGACGGAACCAAACAAGTATGTGATCTTGACACAGGTGATTGCTACACCCTTAGAATGAAAGACGGTCTTATCGAACGAGTGGATAATACCATGAAAACATTCAAAAAAATTCAAGTAGAAACCACATCAGGTATAAAAACATTATTAAACGGATAGAGATGGGAATAGATGATAGAATATTAGAAGAAATTGCGAGATACAATTCTATAAATAGATATATTAACGAACAAGCGCCACCCCCACCACCGGCAGATCCGGCAGCAGCGGGAGCACCACCAGCAGATCCGGCAGCAGCGGGAGCACCACCGGCAGATCCGGCAGCAGGAGCACCACCTCCACCACCAGCGGGCGGAGAACCTGCAGGAGAACCCGCAGGAGGACCTGAGGCGGATCCTGATGTTGAACTTGTTGATCCTGATGAAGAAGAAGGTGAAGAAGGCGGAACGGAAGAATTAGATATTACGGATTTGGTTGATACACAAAAAACTATGGTCGACAAACAAGAAGAATATTTCACAAATCTTTTCGATCAAATTAAAAAAATGGAAGAAAAACTTGCTGAAATGGATTCTTTGGTTTCAAAAATCGATTCATTAGAAACCAAAGTAGATAAGTTTAGACCAAAAACACCACAAGAAAAACTGGCTCTTAGAAGTTTAGATTCAGGACCTTTCAAACAAAACTTGGCAGATTTCTTTAATGATAAGAAAGATGAAATGGAAAAAACAGGAAAAAATGAATATGTCCTAACACAAGACGAAGTTGAGAACTTTAGTCCGTCTGAAATTGAAAATTCATTCAACGAACCAATGGAAGATGAGGACGATATTTTATTAAACAATTTTAATTCATAGAGTTTAAGGTCGAGAATATCGACCTTAAATTTTTTTTTGGCGACACTATTTGACAAAACCTTTTTATACCATTATACTTTTGACATATATAAACCTTTAATTTTTAATCACACATGGCGACAAATTCATTAGACGCAGTTTTACAACAGTATGAGAAATCACAAAGTAGTTCTAACACTACATCAAAAATGTCTTCTGAAGACCGAATGAAGAAATACTTCGCGGCTCTTTTGAAAGACAACGAAAAACAAGGACAAAGAAAACTAAGAATTTTACCTACGTCCGACGGTTCTTCACCTTTCAAAGAAGTATGGTTCCACGAAGTTCAAGTGGATGGAAAATGGCAAAAATTTTATGACCCAGCAAAAAATGACAATGAGCGTTCACCTTTAAATGAGGTTTATGAAGAACTTATGTCAACAGGAAGAGAGTCTGACAAAGAACTTGCAAAACAATATAAAGCTCGTAAGTTTTATATTGTTAAAGTTATTGATCGTGACAACGAACAAGACGGAGTGAAATTCTGGCGTTTCAAACACAATTATAAACAAGAAGGAATCCTTGATAAAATTATTCCAATTTGGAAGGCAAAAGGTGACATTACAGATCCTGACAATGGACGAGATCTTATTTTAGAATTAACCAAAGCAAAAACTCCAAAAGGCGCGGCATATACGGTAATTCAAACGGTAATGTATGACGATCCATCACCAATTTCAAAAGACGAAACTCAAGGTAAAGAATGGGTTGAGGACAAAATGACATGGGAAGATGTGTATTCTAAAAAACCTGTTGAATATCTTGAAGCAATCGCAAGAGGAGAAACTCCACGTTGGGATTCTGAAAAAGGTGGGTATGTTTATTCAAATGATGAAACCGCAGAAGTTTCTTTGGGCGGAAAGTCAACCTCAAAATCAATTAACGAGGTAAATGACCCACAGTCAAACGACGAAATCGACGAAAATCTACCGTTTTAATTATACAAAAAAATGGGGCACTTTTTATAGACAAAGTGCCCTTTTTCATTTATCTTTTAAATAAAAAAATATGAACAGGTTTATCGCAGAAAAACTAAAAGAAGCCCTCGTAAAAAAATATGAGGCAGAAATTGCAGATGCAGAAGCACGACTTTATGTTTATTTCACAAGTTCAGTAGGGATCGGAGAACACCCCCAACACACAGAAGAAATGGACAACTTAGTAGAACAACTTACAAACGCAAAAGATAAGTTAGATACAATTAACAATTTCCAAATTATTGAACTATAATGGCTCTTAAGAAAAATGATTTTAGCTCAATTAAGAAGAAATTCTCTTCAGATGCTAAATACAAACCACAAAGATTTTTTGATCTTGGATCTGACTTTTTAGATGCGGTTGGACTTCCTGGGCCTGCAATTGGACACCTTAACATGTATTTAGGTCACTCAGATACAGGAAAAACTACAGCTCTTGTTAAAACTGCTGTAGACGCCCAAAAGAAAGGTATTTTACCCGTGTTTATTATTACAGAACAGAAATGGTCTTTTGAACACGCCAAACTTATGGGGTTTGAATGTGAGGAAGTTGTTGATACTGAAACAGGTGAATTGACATGGGACGGTTTCTTTTTATTCAATAATAATTTTGAATACATCGAACAAATTACAGATTACATAAATGAACTATTAGACGCACAAGAAAAAGGTGAATTAGATTATTCACTTTGTATAATGTGGGATTCAGTTGGATCAGTTCCATGTAAAATGACTTATGAAGGGAAGGGTGGAAAACAACATAACGCATCTGTATTGGCAGATAAGATTGGTATGGGTATCAACCAAAGGATTTCAGGATCTCGAAAATCAGATTCTAAATACGAAAATACCTTAATCATTGTTAACCAACCTTGGGTAGAATTACCCGACAATCCATTTGGTCAACCTAAGATCAAAGCGAAGGGTGGTGAAGCAATTTGGTTAAACTCTTCTTTAGTGTTTTTATTTGGTAATCAGAAAGGTGCAGGAACAACAAAGATCACCGCAACAAAAGACAAGAGAACTGTTAAGTTCGCATCAAGAACAAAAGTGTCGGTTATGAAAAACCACATTAATGGTCTTGGTTTTGAAGACGGAAGAATTATTGTAACTCCACACGGATTTTTACCGGGTAAAGATACAACAGAAGAAAAAGCGTCAATAGAAAAGTATAAGAAAGAATATGCTGACTATTGGAAAGATATAATCGGAGTTGATGGTGACTTTGATTTGAAAACAGAAAAAGAAGAAGTAGAGTAGAAATCATTTAAGTTTTAGGAAGTGTCCAAAACATTATTAGTAGACGGAAATAATTTATTAAAAATTGGTTTTCATGGTGTTAGAGATTTCTATCATAATGGAAAACATGTTGGTGGAGTTTGGCACTTTCTAAACACTCTTCGTAAATTCTTAGAAGAACACAACTATAACAAAGTTGTGGTTCTTTGGGACTCTAAAACTTCATCGGCTCAGAGAAGATTAATTTATCCTAAGTATAAGTTAAATCGTAAATCATCTGAAACCGAATCAAAAGAGGAATCTTTTTTGGAACAAAAACAAAGGGTTAAACAATACCTTGAAGAGATGTTTGTAAGACAACTGGAGACAGAACACGCAGAAGCTGATGACTTGATTGCTCACTACTGTAAAGTGTCTTTAGACGAAGAAAAAACAATCTTCTCGAGTGATAGAGATTTAACTCAATTAATTGGAGAAAAAGTTTCCATTTATTCACCATCCACAAAACAATATTATAAGTTGGGGGACAAAATAAAACTTCACGATATTGAAGTTCCCCATTATAATGTTAAAACAATCAAAATCCTCACCGGTGATAGTTCCGACAATATTGATGGAATATTTTATCTTGGTGAGAAAACTTTAATTAAAATGTTTCCTGAGCTACTTGAACAACATGTTGAATTGGCGTATATTTTAGAAAAGAGTGAAAAACTCTTAAAAGAAGAAAAAGGAAACGTGGCTCTTCAAAACCTACTTAGTGGGAAAACAAAAGAGGGTATTTTTGGTGATGAGTTTTTTGTAATAAATGAAAAACTTGTTAACTTAGACAACCCACTTTTGAATGAAGAGGAAAAAGAATTAGTTGGACTATATTACTCAGAGTCGATGGATCCCGACGGAAGAGGACATAGAAATCTAATTCGAATGATGATGGAGGACGGGTTTTTTAAATACTTACCGAAGGGTGACGACGCTTGGGTAAGTTTTTTAAAACCATTTCTCAAATTGACAAGAAAAGAAAAACAAAAATTTAGAAACAAAAAAAAGTAAAAAACAAATGAAAGAACAGGACATAACCAAAGTAGAATTCTTGTTAATGTGTAACGACAACATTGTAGTTCAAAGATTTTTCAATGTAAGAGGGTTCAACAAAAATGCTCACAAATCTGAAGAATTTTATAACCATATTGAAGGTCTTTGCCGTGGTTTGAAATATGATTTGAAAATGAGATCGGTAGTTTATTTATTGGACAATCAATATGAGATTTCTGAAAACCCTGAAATTCTAAACACCTCAATTACTGAAGGTCCAGAAAATTTTAATTTAATTATTAAGGTCGGAGACCTGACAATTTGTCATAGGCAGTTCGACGCAAAAGTATACCCACCAAAGGTCAGATACACCGTAGACCTACGCCCAAAGTTAAAATCAATCATGGCTGAGTTGACTGACATTTTTTCAGCTAAAAATTTTAATTATTTTTATCCCAACTTTATCAAAAACTAATACTATTTATCTTTACTAAAAGAGAAAAAACATATGGCGACTAGTAAAAATTTTGAGTATTTAGGGAACACTTTTCAATTACAACTTTTAAATCAAATTATTGTAGATAAGGACTTTTCACACTCTATTCTTGATGTTATTGAAAACAATTATTTTGAAAACAAGTATTTTAAAATAATCATTCAGATGGTAAAAGAGTATTATCTAAAATATGATCACACACCATCGTTTGAAACTCTTGAACAAATAACCAAATCTGAATTACAACAGGCAACAGCATCTAAAATTGTATTGGATACAATTAAGAAAATTAAGGATGCACCTATTGATGGCGTAGGTTTTGTTCAAGAAAAGGCCTTGAAATTCTGTAAACAACAAGAACTTCAAAAGGTAATGGGAAAAGCGCAAAAGATCATTGACGGGGGTGAGTTTGAAAACTACGACACCCTTGAAGAGATGGTAAAGACCGCCCTTCAGGTCGGATCAAAAGATACATCAATGTTAGATGTATTCTCAAACCTTGACCAAGTTCTTGAAGAGGATTACAGACACCCAATTCCGATGGGAATTCCAGGAATCGACAGATTATTAAAGGGTGGTTTGGCAAAAGGAGAAATTGGTGTTATCTTAGCCCCTACGGGTGTTGGTAAATCAACGATCCTAACTAAGATGGCAAACCACGCATTTAATCTCGGATTTAACGTTCTTCAAATCTTCTTTGAGGATAACTCAAAGGTGATTCAAAGAAAACACTTTACCTTATGGACTAAAGTTCACCCTGACGATTTGTCAGAAAAAAAGGATGAAGTTATGACCAAAGTTAAAGAGATTGAAGATACGATGCCAAACAAGTTGATTTTGAAAAAATTACCATCAGATACACTCACGATGTTACAAATCAAAAATCAAATTAGAAAAATGGTTTCGGATGGAATTAAAATTGATATGGTAGTTTTAGACTATATTGATTGTATAGTTCCAGACAAGAATCTTGGTGACGAATGGAAGAGTGAGGGATCAGTAATGAGGGCTTTTGAGGCTATGTGTCACGAAATGAATTTAGTTGGATGGACCGCAACACAAGGAAACAGGTCATCAATATCTTCAGAAGTTGTGACCACAGATCAAATGGGTGGATCAATTAAAAAGGCTCAAGTTGGGCACGTTATTATATCGGTAGCAAAAACCTTACAACAAAAAGAATTAAAGTTGGCAACAATTGCAATAACCAAGTCTCGAATTGGTGATGATGGTGTGGTATTTGAAAATTGTAAATTTGATAATGCCATGATTGAAATTGATACTGAAAGCTCTATGACATTTTTAGGATTAGAAGAACAAAAAGAGGAAAGACAACGACAAAGAGTTAGGGAACTTCTTGAAAAAAGAAAACAAAAAGAAACACAAACAAATTAATAAAAATAATTAAATAAGATAAGATGGAAAAAATATTAGTAGAAAATCCCAGTAGATTTGTGATATTTCCAATAGAACACAATGATATATGGGAATTTTATAAACAACATCAGGCGGCATTCTGGACAGCAGAAGAGGTTGATTTAACCAATGATATTAGAGATTGGGAAAAATTAACAGAGAATGAGCAGTATTTCGTTAAAAACGTTTTATCCTTCTTTGCAGCATCGGATGGTATTGTGAATGAGAATTTGGCTGAAAACTTCTATAGAGAAGTCCAATATCCTGAAGCAAAATTTTTCTACGGATTTCAGTTGGCAATGGAAAACATTCACTCATTAATGTATTCATTATTAATTGATACGTATATCAACAACCCAAAAGAAAAGGATGAGTGCTTTAATGCTATTG